GGGTATGCTGTATCTGGACATACTGGAGGCCAAGCACGAGGTCAAAGCGCAGGTGGAGAAGGTAGAGAAACTCAGGCGTGAACGTAAAAAGGAAAAATAATGTTACCGATACTTGCATCATTATTGGGCAGCCTAGCCGAAAACGGTTTGGGGCTGCTCTCCAGCGCCATCCAAGCCAAGGGCAAGGACGTAGTCGAAAAGACGTTAGGCGTGAAAATCCCCGACAACCCAACTTCTGAAGATGTTGCCAAGCTGCGCCAGCTCCAGTTTGACCACGAAGAGCGTTTGCTTGAGTTAGGAATTGAGAAAGCCAAGATGGAACTGGCCGAGCTTGATCTGTTGGCCAAGGCCGCGCAGAACGATGCTGACAACATCACAGACCGCTGGGAAGCAGATATGTCCAGTGACTCTTGGCTGTCGAAAAACATACGCCCTATGAGCCTTATAGCCATCTTCTTGGGCTACTTCCTGTTTGCCATGATGTCTGCCTTTGGATACAACGCCAATGAGTCCTACGTCACGCTGCTGGGCAATTGGGGGATGCTAATCATGGGCGCTTACTTTGGCGGTCGCACGGTTGAGAAATTGGCGGAAATGAGGAAAAAATGAGCTTAAGCACCGAACAAGCCGCGTTCCTGCTGGACGTGTGCAAACTGATCCAGTACGCCACTGAGCAGGGTTTCATGGTCACTGGTGGGGAGCTATCCCGCACACCCGAACAGCAGGCCATTTACGTCAAAACAGGTCGATCCAAGACAATGAACAGCATCCACCTCAAACGCTGCGCCATCGACCTGAACTTCTTTAAAGACGGCAAGATTGTCTGGAATAGAAAGATCATTGAACCGCTGGGCATTTACTGGGAATCGTTGCACCCCAAGAACCGCTGGGGCGGGTACTTCAGTAACCTAGTGGACTGCCCGCACTTTGAGCGCAACGTCTAGTCAGCAAAGAAATACAGAAACGCAATGATGCCACCGACGCCAATGATAGCGCCAATGAACAACACAAATATGGTAGCAATCATTTGATCAACTCCCTGTATGCCTTGATGGCGTCTTTCACATCGTTCTGCAACTGCTGTATCAGGTCGTGCTGCTCTTGCATCTTTTGGTATGCTTCGGCAGCAAACTTAATTAAGTTCTCACGTTCCCAAGTTTCAAACGCTGGCATCGCGCTTCTCCTTAATACTTTGCGACAGCATCTGGCGCAGCCACTTGGCACCACCTAAACGCTTCCATTCTGCGTAATGCGCCGGTATCAACCGCACAGCGACGTTCTTGGCCACGCCAGTCAATTCACTCTTGGGTCTTGGCATTTGTGCTCATCTCCTGCTGATCTAGTTAGAAAAATCATGTTGCAACGTGTGCAACGCCAGACAAGACCTTGTTCGACAATCTGTTGGTCTTTTCTAAAAAAATTTTTAATTGCTTCAATCATATTCAGTACCTGTATTTAGGGGCACACGTCACGTCAGCCACGACGTCAGCGGTGTAGTTGTTGATCTTGCGTTTCGCAAACACCATGACCGCCCGCAGGCCAGAGCTTTCGCACTCCTGCACGGCCAAGATGACTTCGTTGCGGCTCATGGCTTGGATGTTCTTGTCCAACACCATCTTCTGCTCCGCGCCGCCAGCAGGCTCGCCCAGGCTGGCCTGCCAAGACGATCCCGCCGCGCATCCGCTCATTAGTAAAAAAAGAAAATACTTCATGGCTGTTTAGCCTCCTGTAAGAGTTCAATACGCTCACGGGACGCTCTCAGCGTGGTGTAGCGTTGGTGCAGTCGCTCCAGCACCACCACACGTCTGGCGTTTGCCCGTTCATGGGTCAGCATCTCCAACACCTTGTCTTCGTCAAAGGTCTTGAGTTGTTCATTTAATTTTCGCCAAGTGAGTTGCAACTTTGTCCTCCAGTTTTTTAACTAACGTCATGCTCTTACTCAACTTGCGCCATGCGGCGTTAAAGTCTCGCTGGTAAATTTTCTGTATAGACTTCTCAGCTTTTAACTGCGTCTTCCATTTGTTTAAACGTACACTCATTTTAAAGACTCCATTGCAATATCCGACACCGCGCGCTTGTCGTGTAGAGCGCCCCAAATTTTTTCATCTACGGTTTTGTTGGTCAGCATGACGTAACACCAAACGTCGCGCGTTTGGCCGGATCGGTGCAAGCGGCCAACGGTCTGCTCATACAGTTCCAGCGACCAAGGCAGGGACAAGAAAATGATTTTGCACCCGCCAAATTGAAGGTTGAGCCCGTGACCCGCCGATTTTGGATGCACCAGTAAGAGTTCGATCTTGCCTTCGTTCCAGCGTTGAATGGCATTCTTGTCATCAAGGGTTTGGGCTCGGGGGTAGCGGCGTTTAAGCTCTGCCAACTCCTCTTGATACGTGTAAGCAATGATCGTATTTGCTCTTTGATTTTCATTTAACAACTCCTCTAGTCGGTCAAATTTATGGCTGCTGAACCACACTGGCGTCTGTGTGACGATGAACTTACCTGGCACGTCAGAAGCCGTCTTGCGTGTGTCGTACACAAACCCGCTGGCCATCTGTTGCAACTTGCCCGTCACCACGCCCGCATTGATGGCCGTGACGTCCAGCGCCTGAAAGTCAGCCTTCATCTTCTCGTAGGGCTTGCGGTCGTCCAGATCGCAGCGCACTTCAATCACATGCAGCGGCGGCAGCTTGTCGGCGTAATCGCCAGCTTCCAACACATAGGTGGCCGGTTTGATGCGCGCCATGACATTGGCCAGCGCACCGACACGCGGTGCCCACTCGCCAAACTCCTTGTTGATCAGCACAAAATACTGTTGCATGAACGCGCCTTTAGACCTGCCAAGCAAACTCTGGTCAACGATCTTGCACTGGCCAAACACATCTTCCAAGCCGTTGCTGGTGAAGGAGCCGGTCAAGCCCCAACGGATGGTCATGGGCTCCAGCACCTTGAGCAGCGCCTTGAAACGTGTGCCAGACGGGTTCTTTAAGCGCGTCAGTTCGTCAAACACAATGGCGTCAAAGTTTAGCGTCTGCTCGGCCAGCCATTGGATGTTGTCGTAGTTGCTGACCACAATGCGGGCGTCAGAATTTAACGCCTCTAGCCGTTGCTTGGGTGTGCCCACAGCCACTGCAATTTTGTGAAACGGTGCCCACTTAGGTTGCTCAACTGGCCACACGTCAGTGCAGACGCGCTTGGGTGCCAGCACTAGGAAGCGCCCCACTTCTTCGTTAAAGAGCATATCCTGCATGGCCGTCAGCGTAATGGCTGTCTTGCCAGCGCCAACAGGTGCCAAGATCATGGCTCGGTCGCGCTCGTACAAAAAGTCAGCGGCTTCATTTTGGTAGGGTCTTAACTCCATTGTGCTGCCATCGCGTCAGCAATGCCTTGGTATGTTTCGCTGCGAATCTTCCAACGGTCTTTGGATGGTGGCAGTTTGTTTTGCCCACTGGCGGTTTGATTACCGCGCCGCGTTTTGGCATCGCCTTGCAACATGTCGGTCGGCGTGAGCAGAGGCAAATTTTTCAGCCACAGGCAAGTCTTTTTGCTTGCGTCATGGCCAAACCACCACGGCTGAATGATCTGGTCAGGCTTGCGGATACGGCTACTGATAATGCTGATCGGGTTTTCAACGGCAATGCGTTCAATAGGCGCGTCCATCAGGTGCTGCACAAACGCCAACGCGTCTTCTGTCAATTGCGGATCGCGCAAGCCGCGCGTTGTCCAGTGCATACCAGACACAGACAGGTAAGTGCAAGGTGGGTGGGCGACCATTAAATCCCAACCGTCGTTGATGATGTCAAAAACATCACCTTGGTAGTGCAACCCTGTTGCATCGGTAGGCAGTAAGTCGCACGACATCGCGTCATGCCCCCGCGCAATAAACGCGTCCCGAACACGCCCACTGTACTCACACGCCACTAACACTTTTAATCCACTCATCTACTTGCTCCTTAGTCCATAAACATGCGTAGTTCTGTTTTAGCAAAGCCATGTCCGACATGAACATCTTCTGCAACGCTGACAGCCTGCCGCCCTTGGTCTTCAACTCCACAAACCATGTGCTGCCGTCGGGCAGACACGCAATCCGGTCAGCGACACCCTTGCGCCCTGGCGACGTAAATTTCCACGTTTTGCCACCAATGCGCTCAACTGCCCAAACGAAATGATTTTCAACTATTTTTTCTTTCATGTCAAAAAGTTTAGCACAGATTTATTTTTTGTGCTATAGTTCAGTCTCAATCAACTACAGGAGAGTTCAGTGAAAGACAACAGCACAGGAAAAAACAAAGATTTTTACAGCCGTGGCAAACAAATGTTTGACCAGATACAGCCTCCCAAGCCTCCTATCCAAGAAGACATTGACTTGCTGTACAAAGCCAACAGCGCGGACATTGAGGCATTGGAAGATGCAAAGATGACGCTGAACGTCATCAAAAAAGTAGACCCTGGTGTTTACGACGAAATTATTGACTCTTCTTTGGTTTTAATAGAAAAAGCCTTGGGTATGAGCTACGGCGACGCTATGGAAAGAGTTGCAAAAAGAGCAGGAGGAAAAGTATGAATCACAGTAAGATAGTCGGCGGCTCAACCGCCAAGCGCGTTATGAACTGCCCAGGCTCAGTCGCCTTGGTGCAGAAGATGCCACCCCAGCCCAGCAACAAGTACGCCGACGAGGGTACGCTGTTGCACAACGTCATCGCTGAGATAGTGATGTCGGACGAACACCCCGAGTCATTTCTTGGTCGCACTTATAACGACCAAGTGCTGACGCTGGACTTGATCGACAACAAACTGGTGCCTGCACTGGCGGCGCTGGACGTGATCGACCCCAACAAGGAGATGGAAATTGAAGCTGAAACACGTGTTGGCTTTGGTGACTTGTTGCCTGGGGTATTCGGCAGCACTGACCTTATTGGGCGTATCGGCAAACGTGCAGTTGTCCTTGATTGGAAGTTTGGTGACGGTGTGGCTGTTGATGTAGAAGAGAACCCGCAACTGATGTTCTACGCCGCTGCTGCCATGCGTACTGAAGAGGCCAAGTGGGCGTTTGAAGGTGCGACTGAAATCGAAATGGTCATTGTGCAGCCGCCAGCAGTCAAGCGTTGGGTGACCACACCGGCTCGCATTGCTCAGTTCGAAAAAGACTTGGTCAAGGCAGTCAAGCTGGCGCAGCAACCGAATGCCGAACTCAAAATTGGCGACCATTGCCGGTGGTGCGCGGCCAAGCCGATCTGCCCGCAGATGACCGGCGCGGTTGACCGCGCGTTGAAGACGCAGATTGAATCCATCAACGTGGGTATGTTGGGCTCCTACTTGGTCAACGCTGATATTCTGGAAGACTGGATCAAAGACCTTCGTGCGCTGGCGCATCAAATCCTTGACAGCGGTGCGCCGGTGCCTGGGTATAAACTGGTGGCCAAGCGTGGTACACGTCAGTGGACAGATGAGAAAGACGTGGTGCATTGGCTTGACGGCAAAGGCTTGGAGCCCACCGAAATCTACAGCAAAGAAATACTCAGCCCTGCTCAAATGGAGAAGGTGCTGAAAAAGCGCAAGTTGACATTGCCCGACGATCTTGTCGTGTCAGTGTCTTCAGGCACAACATTGGCGGTGGAGAGCGATCCCCGTCCGGCAGTGTTGCAAATCGGGAAGCAGTTGACTGCTGCCCTTTCTAAACTTCAATAAGGAAAACAAATGTCCAATTTAGTAGCGTTCTCTCAAGCTGGTTTGCCAGCAGTTTCCACACTGTCATCCGCGCTGCGGGCGATCCAATCCGATGTCGGCCCAGCCGGTACAGCTATCCTGAAAATGGATAAGACTGGCCACTGGGTCTTCGGTGCCGATCAGACCGAAGTCGAAGACGACAGCAAGTGGGCGATCAACCCCTTCTCCTTTGTCCACGGCTTTATTGCTTGGGGCGACGGCGAGGTGTTGGCCGAGAAGATGGCCAGTGTCAGCCAGCCGTTGCCCGAACTCGACGAAGCGCCCCCCGGTGCCAAGAAGGGTTGGGAAACACAGGTTGGCCTGAGCTTGAAGTGCATCAGCGGCGAAGACAAGGGAATGGAAGCGCGTTACACCACCACGTCAGTGGGCGGTAAAAAAGCGGTTCAAGCCATTGCCGTTGCGTTGGCCGAGCAAGTCGAGAAAGATCAAACCAAGCCAGTGGCTATCGTGCGTCTTCGCAAAGACCATTACGCCCACAAGAGCTACGGCAAGATTTACACGCCTGTGTTCGAAGTGATTGAGTGGGTCAGCATGGACGGCGAGCCTGAAGTGGCCGCTAAGCCCCAAAAAGAAGTGGTAACTGATCTTGACGGCCACCCCGCTCCAACACGTCGCCGGAGGTCAGCATGAGATTAGAACTTGACGTGCAAGAAATCAACGCTGTGATGGCGTTGCTCGCTTCGCTGATGGACAAAATCCGCATGCAAGCCCAAGCGCAGATGCCTGCGCCACCAACGCAAGAGTAATCTTCCTGATGCTGCGTGACAGGCGGCATTGGAAAGGAGACACGAATGGAAATGAAATGCCCCACTTGCGCCGCGTTGTTTACGCCAGCGCGTGCTTGGCAAAAGTATTGCCAGCCTAAATGCTGTCATAACTCGCCAGACAAAAAAATTACCACTCAAAAATTTCAGCAGTCGCGCAGAGATTTAATTAACAAAATCAAGATAGACCGTGGCTGTGCAAAGTGCGGATATAACGCGCATCCTGCCGCGCTGGACTTTAACCATGTACACGGCGAAAAGTCTTTTGGTGTTGGTCAAGACCCGAAAGTTGCAATGTATCGGCTACTTGAAGAAATAGCCAAGTGTGAAATTTTGTGCGCTAACTGTCATCGCGTACACACATCTGAAAATAGACATTGGCAAACAAAAAGAAAGGGTGCGTAAGATGCCTGACATTCTTTGGCTGGATTATGAAACGAAAAGCAAATGTGACTTGCCCGCAAAAGGAAGTTACAACTACGCGCAGCACCCCAGCACAAAAATGATTTGCGCGGCGTACGCGTTTGATGATGAAGATGTGCAATTGTGGTGGGCGCATGAGCCCGTACCTTTGCGATTGGCTGAATATTTCAAATCAGGCGGCTTGATATATTGCCACAATGCAGGCTTTGATCGCCTTATCACATGGTACGTTGTATGCCCCGACTATGAATTGGCAGAGCCTGCGTTAGATCGTTGGTATTGCACTGCTGCTCAAGCCCGTGCCAATTGCGCGCCTGGTTCGCTGGAGGACGTTGGTCGGTTTGCTGGCGCAACAATGAAGAAAGACCACAGGGGCAAGCAGTTGATTCGGCTTTGTTGTATACCGCCGTTTAATGAAGACCCTACGGTGTTAAATGAGTTGGGTGAGTACGCCATGCAAGATGTCCGCGCCATGCGGTCAATCAGCAAAGCCCTGCGCCCGCTGTCAACCGACGAACTGGCCGACTACCACGTCAACGAGCGGATCAACGACCGAGGCGTGTTGGTGGACGTGCCGCTGTGCCATGCAGCCGTCAGGTTTGCGGCAGTTGAGCGCGAAGAGATTGACAAGATCGTTGAAGAGTTGACCAGGCCAGAGAATGAGCCCACCAAGCCAGGTCTGGCGTCTGTGCGTAGTCCTAAAATGCGCGAATGGGTGCTCAAGCGCGTCGGCCCACAGGCTTTGAAACTGATGGAGTCTTATAAAGACGGCGAGAAGAAATATTCAATTGACAAAACTGTGCGGGCTAATTTGCTCGCGCTGGCAAGGGAGAACGCTGATGAGGTACCGCCCATTGTTGCCGAGGTCATCCAATGCGCGGATGATTTATGGGCCTCTTCGGTTGCGAAGTTCAGCCGCCTTGCATCTCTTGCAGATGTCGAGGACAACCGAGTCAGGGGAGCTTTCGTGTTTGCTGGAGGATCTGCGACAGGTCGAGCTTCAAGCTACGGAGCCCAAGTTCATAATTTCACTCGCAAGTGCGCCAAATCGCCCGAAGACGTTAGAACTGCAATGGTCAGAGGCCATGCAATTGTTCCTGTCTTTGGCGAACGGGTTACAGATGTCCTCAAAGGAATGCTCAGGCCCGCACTGATACCGGCCAAGGGCAAGCACCTAGTCGTGGCCGATTGGGCGTCCATCGAAGCCCGCGCCAACCCTTGGTTGTCCAACTGCCCAGCCGGTGAGCGCAAGCTGGACGACTTCCGACGCGGCTTGGACGCGTACATTGTGAACGCAGCGGCCACGTTTAGACGCCCCTACGAAGAAATATTGGCCGAATACGAAGCCACCGAAAAGTCTGACATGCGCCAGATCGGCAAAGTCCAAGAGCTTGCCTGCGGCTTTGGCGGCTCAATTGGTGCCTTTGCGGCCATGGGTCGTGTGTACAACGTGCATCTGCCAGAGTCGGAAGCCAAGCGCATGGTGGACGCATGGCGCAGGGCGAACCCGTGGTCTGTACCTTATTGGCAAGACTTGGAAGAAGCCTACACCCGCGCTATGCGAAACAAAGGCCATGAGTTCAGCGTGGGGCGGGTTACCTATCTGTTTGATGGTCAGCATCTCTGGTACGCTCTGCCCTCCGGTCGCGTCCTGTGCTACCCGTTTGCCAAGCTGGAAGCCGACGGCGTGACCTACGCCAAGGCCGCTTGGAAACCGGCAGCAGACGCAAAAGAATGGCCACGCGCAAGGCTTTGGAAAGGGTTGGCGTGTGAGAATATCACCCAGGCCACCGCCAACGATTTGCTGCGCCATTCGCTGCGCCAGCTTGATGACGTGGTCTTGCATGTGCACGATGAGATAGTGTTGGAAACCGACCGGCCAGAAGAGATGGCCGTGCGGCTCAAAGAGGTGATGTGTACGCCACCCGAATGGGCTAAGGGTTTACCCCTTGGCGCAGAGGTGGGGATCATGTCGCGTTACGGCAAATAAAAAGCCCGCTTGCAGGCGGGCTTTAACTGGAGCACTAACTTGGAATTCTTGGAATTTATCACAAAACTCGCCCCAAGCGGCGAGACTGCACTTATTGTCCGACAAAAACCACAATTAAAAGACGGCCAGATTCAACTTCACGCCGATGGCGCAGTCAAATGCACGTGGCCAGCGTACCTGCCCACCAAAGGCACCAAGGCCAAAGAGGCTTGGTACGCCAACACCGCCAGCTTCGTCGTTGACCGTTTCACCGATGGCCGCGTGTCGGCCAGCGCAGCCAACTGCGAGTACATCCTCGTCATGATGCTGGACGACATTGGCACCAAGTCCAAGGTGCCGCCCATCGCCCCGACGTGGATCATGGAGACGTCGCCTGGCTCGTTCCAGTGGGGCTATGCTTTCAGCGACCAACCAACCAAAGCCGAGTTCAGCGCGGCCATCCGCGCCATCGCCGACGCGGGCTACACCGACCCAGGCGCATGTAATCCCGTCCGCAACTTCCGGTTGCCTGGATCGGTCAACCTGAAACCCGACCGTAACAATTTTGAGTCGCGCTTGGTCGAGTTCCACCCAGACCGTGAGTTCACCTTGCCCGAAATATGCGCCGCTTTGGGCGTGGTGCCGGTCGAAGCCGACTCGCTCACCCTGCGCCCGATCCGCTTGTCGGACGACGGCGCTGACGACGTGATGGCGTGGTTGTCCGAGAAGGGTCTGCTGCTGTCCCGACCGAACGGCGAAGGTTGGGCGGGCGTGATCTGTCCCAATGGTGCCGAGCATACCGACGGCAACCCCGAAGGCCGGTACATGCCCGCCAACCGCGCCTACTGCTGCCTGCATTCGCACTGCGTGGACTTCGACTCCCGCATGTTTTTACAGTGGGTTGCCGACAATGACGGCCCCAGCCACACGCCTGGCTTGCGTGAGGAGCTGTTGGCGCAGGCGATGGACTCAGCCCTGTCCAAGCTGACCCCTACGCTTGAATACCCAGACGAGGCCGCGCGGGTGATCGCCGAGGTTGAGCGCAAAGAACTTGGCCGCGTTGAGAAGGCCGAATGGTTTGAGCGGTTTGCGTACATACAGACCGACGATGCTTATTTTGACATGCAAGACCGCCGTGAATTGTCGCGCAACACTTTCAACGCCTTGTTCCGCCATATCGACTGCAAGTCAGTCCACAATTCGAAACGTCGGATTGAAGCGGCCACATCATTCGATGAGCTACGCCAAGCCAAGGGAGCCAAGGCTTTGATCGGCGTGACCTATGCCGCCGGTGAGTCGGTGCTGGTCGCCCGTGACGGCATGGTCTACGGCAACCGCTGGCGCGATGCCCGCCCGCAGCCGGTGGCCGGTGACGCGTCCCAATGGTTGGCGCATGTCGAGCGCATGGTGCCCGAACAGTTTGAGCGTGAGCATTTGCTCAACGCCTTGGCGCACAAGGTGCAATTCCCCACACACAAGATAAACCACGCAATTTTGATGGGCGGCAATCACGGCTCAGGCAAGGACACCCTGTTTGCGCCTTTTTTCTGGGCTATCGGTGGCCGCGCCAAGGTGAATTGCAGCATGATTAAGAATGAAGACCTGACCTCCCAGTGGGGCTATGGGCTTGAATGCGAGGTCATGGAGATCGCCGAGCTACGCCAAGCCGAGGCCAAAGACCGCAGGGCATTGGAAAACCACCTAAAGCCCATCATCGCCGCGCCCCCTGAGTACTTGATGGTCAACCGTAAGGGTTTGCACCCCTACTACGCCCTAAACCGCGTGTTTGTCATTGCATTCAGTAACGAGCGCGTCGCCATTTCGATACCCTCAGAGGATCGCCGGTGGTTTGTGATTTGGGCAGAGGCGTCTAAGCTACCAGAGGCTCAGGCGGTGAGCTTATGGAACTGGTATCAACACCGAGGCGGCTTTGAGGCCGTCGCCCATTACCTCCACACCCGTGATGTGTCGGCCTGGAACCCGACCGCGCCTCCACCTATGACCGAGGCCAAAGCCATCATGGTCGAGCACGGCATGAGCACCGCCGAGTCGTTCCTGGTTGACCTCATGCGTCGTCGTGCTGGCGAGTTCTCGCGCGGTGTGATTGGTGGGCCTTTTCACGCCTTATGCGATCGCTTGCAAGGCCAAGCCCCCGCAGGCACCAAGATCGTACAGGCCGCGCTACTGCACGCCCTAAAAGAAGCCGGATGGGTGGACATGGGGCGAGTTAAATCGCGCGACTATGACACCAAAAAGCATGTTTTTTGCGCCCGTGACATGGTGGACATGTCAAAGTCCGACCTGCGCCGCATGGTTGAGGGATAAGACCATGCCACCGCCTACGGCGTCGACATAAAAAAAAGCCCGCACAAGGCGGGCTGTTAAGTTTAGGCAACTGCTACAAACCGAGCAGCACGGCTAGTATAGCGGCTATCAAGGCCGCGATAATCACCGCCATACATCCACCAGCGCGGCAGCGTCATAAGTCGGCGCAGGTACGGCCACGGTAAACAGCCCCGCGCCGCGCCGGATGCGCCCCCAGGCGTCTTTGCGGTTTTGATTGACCAGTTCCCCGCGCTTGACCGCGCCGTAGACCTGGTGCCGCGTGAAGCCCTCATTTTCAATTTCTGCCATGGTGCGCGGTATCGCGCAAAAGTCAGCCAAGTTCATCTAGCGCCTTTCGTTCAATGCGGTCAATCATTTTGAAATGCAACAAAGGGGCGACATCCACACCGCCGACATAGGCGGCGAGTAGCGTCATCTGCGGGTCGATGTCCTCCTCCGGTATGCCGTCGTCATACTCAAAATGACAGACTAGGGTATACCCTGAGTCCTCATGGTCGTAGTGATACTCATGGTAGTAGGGCTCGCAAGGCGGCGAGTCCAGTATTAAATTTTTCATTTTCACAGCGTCCCCTTTGCGCGAATGACAGCAGCGGCGATGCGTTCGGGGTCTCCCTCCTCACATGCTTCGATCAGGGCAACCAAGGCCGCGCGGGTTGTCAGCTTCTTAGCGGGTTTGATATCCTCAATCGTCGGGATGTAATGCTCATCCACTTCTTCCCATACTTCGGGCTGAGTAGCGTCCAGCATGGGTGCAGGGCGGTCATAGTTCGGGCAGTCATGCGCGAGCTTGACGTATACGCCCTCAAACTGACCGTTGAACTGGCGCACATAATCGGCGGTTGACATTCCAGCAACAAACACCGGAAAACCGCGCTTGACGGCCTTATGAGCAATGCAGGTGTACTTCTTAGGCTTCGCTAAATCGGCGCGGATTCGCTGAGCGTTCTCAGGCTTGACTTTATAGCGTGTAGTTTCGTATGTGAATTCGGTCATGCTGTTTGCTCCTCTTGAATATCTGACAATGACCAATCAGCGTCTTGATCGTCGTAGTCGCAAGTTTGCAACTCCAGCCACGCCGCATCTTCAGCAGCTTCGGGGCTGTCGGCCTCCACGGTCAAATTGACGTAAGAGACTCGTTTTAGTTCGACTTGGTAAGTTTTCATGCTGTCTGCTCCTTTTCAGTATCTAGCGAAATTTCTTCTGCGATTTCTTGCGCCCATTCAAGCAGGTGGCTGCTCTCCTCGTAGTTTTTGCGGAATACATAATCACAGGCTTGATGCAATACCGCGTCTGGCGGTACGGTTAATTCTTGGTCAATGAAACGCTCGCGCAAGTCTTCCACGTCAAGGGTAACGACTGGATACCAACCTAGAGCCCGTTCCAGTTCCATAAGTAATTTAATTTGGTCTGATCTGTCAAGTGTTTTAACGTCAATCATGGTTGCATACTCCAAAAATATAAGACAAAGGGCAAAGCGATGAAAAAGGCGAACGCTATAGCGTCGATGATCTGGCGGGTTGTCATGCGTCCACCTCCACAATTCGATAATCTTCAAGGTTAAAGTCTTGCAAGTGACCAATTTTGACAAAGTGGCCTAAGTCTTCCAAAAATCCGGCAAGTTCTTCCTGCGCAGCTTCAAAGGTGTCAAACGTCACCAAGGTATTGCCGTCATCTGTCCAGACGTTTTCCCATTGGTTAAAACATGTCAGGGTTTGTACTTCGTAAGTCATGCTGTCACCTCTTCAATCTTGTGCGCTGCTATTTCGCGCCAGTTAACGGCTTGCAAGAATGCGCGAGCGTAATCTTCCATCAAGTTGGATGGGCTACCGCCCATAAAAATAAGTTCATTCGCGTATTCCTTGAGGTATTGGCCTAAGTCATAAGCGTCATCTTTGTTTAAGCCGTCATAGCCGTGCTCTGTATAGTCAAAGTCGTCAAAAATTTCAAGGTTGACCCTCCAAGTCTCGTAGTTTGTCCAGCCGTTGTATGTCTTGTCTGTCATGTCGTGTACTCCAGTTGATTGAATTGAATCGCTAGCCCTCATCAAGGGCTAGCAGTTGGGTTATCACATGCGCGAATGGTGGATGCGCAACCGCTCAGCGGCTTGTAGGAATGTATGGTTTGCAGGGTGGTCGATTGACATCCGGTCGGGCTCGGTGCCAAGGCTTTGCGCGTATGCAAGCGCGTCTTCGTACGCGTCGAATTGATAGGTGTTGTTGACTACATAGCCGTGTTTGCCGACCTTTTCAGCAAGGTCAGAGGTTGGGTACGCATAGCAAATTTCATGTTTCATGGTTTGTCTTTCGTTTAGTTGATTGTAAGGGATTGTTTTGCACTTGTCAACGTTGCATTCAACTGTTGCAAGTATTCGAGCGCGGGGACTGCATGGTAGAGTTTTTCATTTATCGCCTTTGCCGTGTTTTCGTTGAACGTCTCAAACACCGCCGCGCCAGTAGCGCGGTTGACAATAACCCATGATGCGGTTTTCATACGTTTACCGCCTTTGCAAAATCAGGGGCTTCGCCGTTATAAGTTGCAACCCTGAAAGAATGAAACCCCGCCGCGCTTGCCGCCTCTTTAACTTTTTCAATGTTTGCGGCGGCATTGTCAGTCTTAGGAAAGTTTGCTAATAACGCTTCCATATAACGTTTGGTCTCGCCTTTTTCTAAACCGTAGATAAGAATTTCCATTTTTGCGCCTCTACTGTAGTGTGTTGCCGGTGCGATTTTGCGCCGGTGAATATAATGTAAGGGATTTACTTGCATTTGTCAACAACTATTTTCTAGGTGTTTTCCCTATGTTGTGGGTAGTGTGGGTAGGTGTGTGGATAGGTGAATTGTCCACATGAAAACCATACGCGGCCTGATTAAAATGGCCTTGTGGACAATGTACCCATGTAATTCTGTATTTCTTTTGTGTTTTCATGGTGTATTTCATATGGTGAAATGTGGTTTCATTGCAACGCACGTTTAGCGACGGACTGCAAAACGCTAAAAAGTTGTCCACATTGTCCACAATGTCCACACGCATGCAAAACGCCCACATGTTAGTGACCACTAACCAGGCCATGTTAGTGCCCACTAACTTACCATGTGAGTGACCACTAACCAAGTAATGTGAGTACTCACTCACTTAAGCCTGGCCGTAAGTGTGTGGCCACTAACTTACCAGGTGTAAGTGAGCACTCACTAACTTAAGGCTGTAAGGATTCAGTAATGTTCATTTTGATTTGAGGGGGGAGGGGAGGGCCCGCACGAAGGGCCAGCGCGTACGGAGGTTTCACGAACAAAATTTTTTTTATTTTTAAATAGCCCACATGACCCACAGTCTGATATATTTCAATCGCTGGCGCATAGCACCTGGTTTGACCAACGCTCCTTAACTTTGTATTTCCAGAACTCCCTGCGCTAGCACCAACATTGCGGGGTGGAGAAGAAGTATCTCGTTGGGCCCATAACCCAAAGACCGCTGGTGCGAATCCAGCCCCCGCTACCATCCATTACACTCGCGCACATGACATTCCACAGTCTTCCATTTGCACCGCGCAAGATCGTCGCAACCGAGGCGCGGTTGAACAAAATCTACGAAGCCGCCAAGCTAGGGCTTAAAGGCGACGCATTGGCGTTGGCTTCTGGCATGCTGCCAACCGAGTACCGGCAATTGTGCGAGCTAGACCCCATCGCAGACATGGCAGCGCTCAAGGGCAAAGCCGACGGTGAGCTGGAGATGTCCCAGTGTTTGCACAAGGCCGCGCAAGAAGGCGACGCCAAGGCGGCGCTGGCCATTCTGCAACACTCACACGGTTGGGTGGCCAAGCAGTCCATCAGCATAGATGTCGATCAGCGCATCAGCATCATCGGCGCGCTACGCCAAGCAGAGTCGCGGGTTATTGATGTGATCGCTCACGAACCAAGTCCTACCATCCAACCCAAGATAAATGCAGAACACCATATACAGCGCTGAAGACGAACAGGAATTGATGGCCAGGCTTTGGAGTCCGGCAATCAAGGACAACCCGCTGGCGTTTGTAATGTTTGCGTTTCCTTGGGGTGTGAAGGGTACGCCGCTGGAAAACTTCCAAGGCCCGCGCCGCTGGCAGCGCGAAGTGTTGCTGGACATTGCCGAGCATATTAAGCTCAACCAAGGCAAGATGGATTTCGATGTACTGCAAGAGGCAATATCGTCTGGCCGAGGTATCGGTAAGTCAGCACTGGTCAGTTGGTTGGTGATCTGGATGGAGTCCACCAGAATTGGCTCGACGACCATCGTGTCGGCCAACAGTGAGTCCCAGCTACGCTCAATCACTTGGGCCGAGATCACCAAATGGCTGGCGATGTCGATCAACAGCCACTGGTTTGAGGTGTCAGCCACCCGAGTAATGCCCGCCAAGTGGCTGACTGAGTTGGTGGAGCGGGATTTGAAGAAGGGCACCAGGTACTGGGGCGTCGAAGGGCGGCTGTGGTCAGCGGAAAACCCTGATGCGTACGCTGGTGTGCACAATTTCGACGGTGTTTTGGTAATTTTTGACGAAGCCAGCGGCATAGACGACTCAATTTGGGCCGTTACTGGCGGTTTTTTCACAGAAAATACGCCAAATCGCTTCTGGCTGGCCTTTTCCAACCCGCGCCGCAACACGGGGTACTTTTACGAAGCGTTTAACAGCAAGCGGGAGTTCTGGAAGACCCGCGTGGTGGACGCTAGGACGGTTGAAGGCACCGACAAACAGGTTTACGAGCGGATCATTGCGGAATATGGGCCAGACTCGGCGCAGGCGCACGTTGAGGTGTACGGTCAGTTCCCCAACGCGGGTGACGATCAGTTTATCGGGGCCAACTTGGTGGACGACGCAATGAAGCGGACGAAATACCAGGATCAGAGTGCGCCGATAGTGATCGGTGTAGACCCCGCACGGTTCGGAGCGGATGCAACGGTCATCGCGGTGCGGCAGGGGCGGGACATTGTGAAGATCATGCGCCACCGTGGGGACGACACCATGACGGTGGTCGGGCATGTGATCGAAGCGATTGAAGAGTACAAGCCGACGCTGGTGGTGATCGACGAAGGCGGCCTCGGGGCGGGGATTGTGGACAGGCTGAAAGAGCAGCGGTACAAGATCAAGGGCGTGAACTTTGGGAATAAGGCGAAGAACCCGATCATGTACGGCAACATGCGCGCGCAGATGTGGGGCGACATGCGCGATTGGCTCAAGACGGCGGCAATTCCAAACGATAGGTTCTTGAAAACGGATCTGATTTCGCCTATGATGAAGCCTGACTCAAGAGGCACGATTTTCTTGGAGTCCAAGAAGGACATGAAGTCGCGTGGGTTGGCGTCGCCCGACGCAGCTGACGCGATTGCTGTTACATTTGCGTTTCCTGTAGCACATCGGCAATATGTTGAGCCAACCCGCCGCGTGAACGCGCAAGGCGGTGGAGTCAACGCATCATGGATGGGATCATAAAATGGCAACTAAACCTGGTTTGTATAGTAACATCCACGCAAAGCAAGCACGTATCAAAGCGGGCTCCGGCGAGAAGATGAACAAAGTTGGCTCTAAGGCAGCGCCTACAGCCAAAGATTTCAAAGACTCAGCTAAAACTGCGAAGAAAAAATAATGGATTACACAGGCATAGCCGCAGCCGGTGCTGTGGCCAACGGCGGCAAGCAAAAAGGCTCAGAATCCAATGTCTTGGCGACTGCTCGCTCGCGTTTGGACATGGCGATCGGCGCGCTGTCTGAGTCTCGTCAAGATGAGATTGATGATCTGAAGTTCTACGCTGGCTCACCCGACAATCGCTGGCAATGGCCAGCGGATGTGCTGGCCACCCGTGGCGCTGTGCAAGGTCAGACAATCAACGCCAGACCGTGCCTGACGATTAATAAGTTACCCCAGCACGTCAGACAAGTAACCAATGACCAAAGGCAAAACCGCCCAAGTGGCAAAGTTATTCCAGCCGATGACCACGCAGACATTGAAGTCGCAGAAATCTTCAACGGCATGGTCAGGCACATCGAATACATCAGCGATGCTGACGTCGCCTACGATACGGCGTGTGAAAACCAAGTCTCCTACGGCGAAGGCTACATCCGCATCCTGACCGAATATTGCGACGAAAACACGTTTGACCAAGACATCAAGATTGGCCGTGTTCGCAACTCATTCAGCGTCTACATGGATCCAACGATCCAAGACCCGACCGGCGCGGACGCCAATTGGTGCTTCATTACTGAAGACATCACCAAAGACGAATACCAGCGGATGTACCCCGACTCCGCGCCCATCACCACCTTGCAAACGCTGGGTGTGGGCGACCAAAATTTGAGTCAATGGCTCACCGAAGACACCATTCGCGTTGCTGATTACTACTACGTAGACTACGATAGATCAACGCTTAACCTGTACCCTGGGAACGTGACCGCATTTGAAGGCACCCCAGAGGACAAACAACTGAAAGCAATTTATGGCAAACCTAAAAAATCTCGTGAATCTGATCGTGTCAAAATTAAATACTGCAAGATTAACGGGTATGAAATTCTTGAAGAACGTGATTGGGCGGGGAAATACATCCCCGTAGTTCGCATTGTTGGCAATGAGTTTGAGGTCGATGGCCGCTTGTATGTGTCTGGCCTTGTGCGTAACGCCAAAGATGCCCAGCGCATGTACAACTACTGGGTAAGCCAAGAAGCCGAGATGCTGGCCTTGGCACCCAAGGCACCGTTTATTGGCTACGGCGGCCAGTTTGAAGGGTACGAGACTCAGTGGAAGACAGCCAACACGACCAACTGGCCGTATTTGGAAGTCAACCCAGACGTGACCGACGGCCAAGGTGCGGTGTTGCCGTTGCCTGCCCGTGCCCAGCCGCCAATGGCGTCCAGTGGTCTGTTGCAGGCCAAAGCTGGTGCATCTGAAGACATCAAAGCGTCTACTGGCCAATACAACGCATCTTTGGGTATGACATCCAACGAGCGCAGCGGCAAAGCCATTTTGGCTCGCCAGCGCGAAGGCGATGTGGGCACTTACCATTACGGCGACAACTTGGCCCGTGGTGTGCGCCACATTGTGCGCCAGTTGGTGGACTTGATCCCCAAGGTGTACGACACCCAGCGCGTGGCCCGCATCATTGGTGTGGACGGCGAAACTGACATGGTCAAGTTAAACCCTGACCAGCCTGAAGCCGTCAACAAGATCATGCAAGGCGACGTGGTAATTGAAAAAATCTACAACCCAAGCGTCGGCAAGTACGACGTGGTGGTGGCGACAGGCCCAGGCTACGCAACCAAGCGCCAAGAGGCGTTGGAAGCAATGGCTCAACTGTTGCAGGGTAACCCGCAACTGTGGTCTGTGGCCGGTGACCTGTTTGTGAAAAACATGGACTGGCCAGGCGCGCAAGAGATGGCCAAACGGTTTGCCAAGACCATTGATCCTAAGCTTATGGAAGACGGCGACAAGCCGCCAGAGTTACAAGCCGCAGAACAGCAAATGCAAGCAATGGGTCAAGAGCTTGACCAACTGCATGAGATGCTTAAAAACGTCGGCAAATCCATTGAAGCGCAGGAGATGCAGCGCAAAGATTTTGAAGCTGAAGTTAAGATGTACGAAGCCGAAACCAAGCGAATTGCTGCGGTGCAAGCTGGCATGACTGAGCAACAGATTCAAGATATTGCGATGGGCGTGGTCGCTGCGGCAATGGAGTCGCAAAATATGATCAATGAAATGCCTGAGATGCCCCAGCAAGAGATGATGCCACCTGAGCAAGAGATGATGCCACCTGAACAACAAATGGGAATGCCACAATGAAAGCCGCTGATTTTTTAGGCTTGCTGTTTCTAGCACGGGACGTGGCGCACAGCGTGCACTTGAACACCCGCAGCTTTAGCAAGCACGAAGCACTTAACATTTTCTATGACCGAATTGTTGGCGCGGCAGATGACTTTGCTGAAGCCTACCAAGGCCGTCATGGTTTGATTGGCCCCATCACTTTGCATTCGGCAAAGAAGACTTCCAACATCATTGAGTTTTTAGAAAGCTCGTTGGCTGAAATTGAAGAAGCTCGGTATAAGGTTGCAGACAAGTCAGATTCGTCATTGCAACAGCTTATTGATAACATCATTGAAATTTATCTTCGCACACTTTACAAACTCAAATACTTGGCATAGGGATTTACTATGGCAACGTACAACAAATTTCAACCAGCAATTGAGAACTTGTTTGAAGGTATCAATTCTGGTTCAGACTCATGGGTGATCAAGTTAGCCACAGCGGTAAACCAAGCTGCGGGGACAATTACCGAAGTTGCAAACGGTAATGGCTACACAACTGGCGGTAATGCGGCTAGTACAACTAGTGCCTCGCAAACTGGCGGCACGTTTAAGTTGGTATTGGCAAGCCCAACGCTTTGGACAGCGTCTGGTGCTGGCTTTAGTTTTCAATACGCAATTTTGACTGATTCAACAACAGGTACAAACGTGGCTTATTGGGACTACGGATCAAGCCAAGCTGTAGCGGCAAGCGAAACAGTCACTGTAACTTTAGACGGCACTAACGGCGTGTTCCAAGCAACATGAAGATTGACTTTTCTTTTTCATCGCAGTACGGCACATTCTCCGATGCTTTGGTCTTAGAAGATAACCATGCGTTTACAGATGCTGAGATCGAAGCAATGAAACAGCAAAGGTTTGATAACTGGATTGCTGTAATTACTGCGCCTCCTATTGAGGAGGTCTAATGGCAGACAGATATTGGGTTCTTGGAACAGGCACATGGGATGCCACAAGCACAACCAATTGGTCTGCGTCATCAGGTGGGGCTGGCGGTGCATCTGTCCCAACTGCGGCAGATAACGTATTCTTTGATGCAAACTCAAATGTATTAGCGACTGCATTTACAGTCACTATGGCAAATTCGCCAAGGGTCTGTAATGACTTTACAGCGTCAGGTCTTGATGGAACGATGACCCTTGCTGGTTCGGGTATTGGATTAACAGTATCAGGCAGTCTTACATTTCAAGCCACAAACTTTAGCCGTACATACACAGGCACAACCACATTTAATGCTACGACAACTGGTAAAACTGTAACAACTAATGGCGTTGTATTTGGTGCTGGGGTTACTTTTAATGGCGTTGGTGGTGCTTGGACACTTGGTAGTGCATTAAATATTGGCGCTAATATTATTCAAATAGTAAATGGCACATTTGACACCTCATCATCAGGAAATTATTCTGTAACTGCTTTTCAATTTTCTTCTAGTAATTCAAACGTAAGAACAATAAATTTAAATGCTTCTACAGTTGCTTTAAGTGGAAGTGGTTCTGCTTGGGATATGGCAACCAGCACTAATGCAACATTAAATGCTGGAACATCAACAATTAATCTTTCTAACATAGGTGCTACATTTGCTGGTGGTGGATTAACTTATCGCAACGTAGCATTTAATTCTGCCGCAAAAACTTCAGCATCAATAACTGGCGCAAATACATTCAATAATTTATCTTTAACTGGTCCGACTACTATTGGTATTTGCGTATTAAGTCTTAGCGCAAACCAAACAATCAACGGAACATTTACAGTTAGTGCGGGTACTGCATCGGCATACCGAATACAGATTTCTTCTAACGCATTTAACACGACTCGCACACTAACTTGTGCGGCAGTATCTTTAACTGATACAGATTTTAGAGATATAACTATTGCAGGCGCGGCTTCCCCTGCTTCTGGAACAAGACTTGGGGATGCCAAAGGCAACAGCGGTATTACTTTCCCTGCGGCTAAGACTGTGTTTTATCGGCAAACAGGTTCTGCTGATTGGGGTGCAACAGGCTCAGGTTCTTGGTCTGCTACATCAGGTGGCGCATTAGATGCAACTCAGTTTCCATTAGCGCAAGATACTGCGGTATTTCCTGCGGCTACATATCCTGCATCTGGTTCTACGACAACTGTTAATGCCAATTACAACATTGGCACGATTGATATGTCGTTGAGAACGTCAAACACCATGACGTTGGCTACAGGTTCAATTTTCCCATTAATTTGTGGAAACTGGATAAATGGTACTGGTACTACATTATCTGGTACTGCAACAATTACGTATATTGGGCGTACAACACAAACAATCACAAGTGCCGCTAAAACATTTACTCAACCGATAACAATTAACAGTCCGAGTGGTTCGGTTACTTTACAAGATGCGCTAACAACAGGGACAGGCGTAGCAACAACATTAACCAACGGCACATTAGATTTAAATGGCTTTACATATACTGTTGGAACTTCTTTTACAACTGCCACAGGCACAAAGAATCTTACGTTTAATGGTGGAACATTAGTCTGCCCAGCCGCCACAACAACTGCATTTAACAACGCTGTTCCCACAGGTTTTACCACAACCGCAGGGACAGGCACAGGCACGATTTCAATGACTGCCGCAACTGCCAAGACGTTTGTTGGTAGTGGCTCTACGTTTAACTGCACATTAAACCAAGGTGGTGCTGGTGCTTTGACCATCACAGGCTCAAACACATTTAGCAACATCACCAATACTCGTAAAAGCACAAGTGCCGCATCTATTTTATTTACTGCTGGAACAACTAGCACATTTGCTGATTGGAATGCAAGTGGCGAATCCACAAGACTTCTAACCATTGGCTCTGTGACTGCCGCAAGCCATACCCTATCCAAAGCAAGCGGTACTGTAAGCGCAGACTTCTTGTCTATCAGTCGGTCTACAGCTACAGGCGGTGCAGGATGGTACGCGGGGGCAAATTCTACAGATGGCGGCAATAACTCAGGATGGATATTTACAGCACCTCCTGGTGGGGGTTACACCATAACGGCAAACAACGGCTCCTATACCATAACTGGACAATCTGCTACACTTTCCAAAGGCAGATTTTTACTGGGTGATTCGGGAACGTATGGCGTAACAGGTCAAAATGCCGTTATCACATACAGTTCAATAACAATTAACACAGATCAATTGTTGGTTAAACTTCGGTCATTTACCGAAAGAAGGAGATTTTGAATGGCTATTAACCTCAAAGCAATTACCTCTACGATGGGGTACCAGCAGATCACAAGTCTTAGTTCGGCGTCTAAATTAACAGTACCAGCTAGAGATTTGAATGGTTTGGCAGGCACCCCCCGCATTGCAATCATTACCCCCGAAACCCAAGCTGTGCGCTGGCGTGATGATGGTGTAGCACCTACAACTTCTGTTGGTATGCCTTTGGCAGCCGGTGTTACTTTGCAATACGACGGTGATCTGTCGCAAATTCAATTTATTGAACAAGCCGCTAGCGCAAAGTTAAACATTACTTACTATTCATAACGAGGCCAAAATGAACATTTCTAACGATACCCCCGCCTTGAATTACGTTGAATATTTCACCAAGCAGTTGCCTGTAGATTTGGCCACTATGGCCGCTTTGCGGGATGAATTGGCCATACGCCAAGGTGCGTTATCCGCTGCCCAAGACGCAGTGGTTGACCGTGCCAAAGCTGCCGCAGAATTGGCAACTGCCAAAACTCAAGCCGCAGAAATGGTGGCGTCAGCCAAAGACAAAAACGATAGCTCCAAAATTAAGGCTGACGAGCTTGCTGCCCGCGAGCTTGATTTGGCCAACCAAGTTAAGGCGTTTGAAACTTCTAGCGCCGAGCGGGAAGCTGCATTGACCACACGCGAAAATACTTTTGCTACCCGCGAACGCCGACAAAGCGAAAATCAAACTCGCTTGGATGAGTTAGCTGCCAAACTGACGGCTGATCAAGCCAGCCTTGACGTTCGGGTTAAAGATTTCCAAGCCAAAGTTGCCGCATTGACGGCATAATGACAAAAACCCGTACTGGTGCGGATCACCAGGGAATCTTTGAGATTCAAAAATGACTGAAGAAGTCCAACAACCCTTAGCGGAAGTAGACTCCGCGCCCGCAGCAGAAGTGACGGCCACTCCTGAAGCAAATGTAAATGCGCCGGAAGTCGCTGATGAAGCAAAAGAGCTTTCACGGGTTTTTACCCAAGAAGAGCTTGATGCAGCAATTGGCAAAAGGCTTGCAAGAGAACAACGTAAGTGGGAAAGAGAGCAGACTCAACGCCAAGCGGAAACGCAAACGCTGAGAGCGCCAGCAACGATCCCGTCGGTCGATCAGTTTGAAAGCACTGAAGCCTATGCAGACGCATTGGCTTACCAGAAAGCTGAACAACTGCTTGCCCAGCGAGAACAAGCACGGCAGCAATCTGCAATTCTTGATGCTTATCACGAACAGGAAGAAGAAGCGCGGGCTAAATATGATGACTTTGAACAAGTCGCATACAACCCAAAACTTCCAATTACTGACGTGATGGCTGAGTCGATCCGAGCCTCGGACATCGGCCCTGAAGTAGCTTACTACCTCGGTGCCAACCCCAAGGAAGCGGAACGAATCTCTCGTCTTGCGCCTATCGTGCAGGCTAAAGAAATTGGGAGAATTGAGGCCAAAATGGCCAGTGATCCTCCCGTGAAACGAACCACGTCTGCGCCAGCACCGATTTCGCCTGTCACTGCTCGCTCCTCTGGGAGCCCAGCCTATGACACTACTGATCCACGGTCTACCAAGACCATGACGGATTCGCAGTGGATTGAAGCTGAAAGAGTAAGACAACGAAAAAAGTGGGAAGCACAAGCCAACCGCTAAATAATTTTTAAAGGACTTTTTTCATGGCTAATAGTATCTTAACGATTGACATGATCACCCGTAAAGCTCTCGAAATTCTCGAGAACAACCTGGTGATCACCCGTAACGTAAACCGTCAGTACGACGACAGCTTTGCTGTTGAAGGTGCCAAGATCGGTTCTACATTGCGTATCCGTTTACCCGACCGCGCTCTGGTAACTGACGGTGCCGCTCTGCAAGTTCAGGACGACAACGAACAGTTCACCACTCTGACTGTTGCTTCACAAAAGCACGTCGGCGTGAACTTTACATCTGCTGAATTGACCATGCAATTGGACGACTTTGCAGAACGTGTGTTGAAGCCTCGTATCAGCCAGTTGGCATCCAGCATTGATGCTGACGTTGCCAATGCGTACAAAACCATCGGTAACACCGTTGGCACCCCAGGCACCACTCCAGGCACTTCTTTGGTTCTGTTGCAAGCGCAACAAAAACTGAACGAAAACGCTGCTGTAATGTCCCCACGCTATGCAACAGTTAATCCTGCTGCAAACGCTGGTTTGGTTGAAGGCATGAAAGGTTTGTTCAACCCCACTGACACCGTCAGCAAGCAGTTCAAGAACGGCATGATGGGCACTGGCGTGTTGGGCTTTGACGAAGTCAATATGTCTCAGTCAATCAAGCAACACACCACTGGTACACGCGCTGCCACTGGCAACACTACCGGCGCTGCTGTGACAACTGAAGGTGCATCTACTCTGACATTGACTGTCGGCTCTGGTGAACTTATCGCTGTTGGTGATGTGTTTACGATTGCTGATGTTTACTCTGTGAACCCACAAACCCGTGAATCCACTGGTTCGTTGTTCCAGTTTGTTGCTTTGGCCTCTTCAACAACCACTACAACTGCCACTGTGACTGTTGCGCCAATGTACTCAGCAGCACATGCTCTGGCCACCATGCTGACTTTGCCTGCTACCAGCAAAGCCGTCGTGTTTGTCGGTACGGCCAGCACTCAGTACCCCCAGAACTTGGTTTACCACAAAGATGCGATCACTTTTGCGACCGCCGATTTGTTGCTGCCCCAAGGTGTCGATATGGCTGCTCGCGCAGTTCATAACGGTATTAGCTTGCGCGTTGTTCGTCAGTACGACATCAACAACGACCGTATGCCTTGCCGTATTGACGTTCTGTATGGCTTCAGCACAATTCGTCCACAGATGGCCTGCCGCATCTGGGGTTAATTAGAAACTCTTTTTAAGGAAAATTATCATGGCATTACCTAATTCTGGCGGTGGATACCAAGTCGGTGACGGCAACCTGAACGAAATCGACTTGTTTACAACAGCGGCTCCACAGACCGCAACCGCAACCGCAACCCTGACCGCTGCACAAATTACGGGCAACTTGTTGGTGGGTAACCCCTCCACAAGCGCTGCTACGTACACTTTGCCAACGGCAACCGCAATTGATGCGGTCATAACTAACGCAAAAATTGGCAGCACGTTCAATTTGACTGTTATTAACCTCGGCACTTCCACCGGCCTCATCACAATGGCTGTTGGAACTGGCATCACTGCGGTTGGCAACTTGGTTGTTGCTATTACTGGCAGCGCGGCAGGTGTTGGTGGCGCAGCGCAGTTCATGTTCCGCAAAACAGGCGATGCTGCATACACTTTGTATCGTATTGCTTAAACCTAAATAGGGGCTTCAGCCCCTATTTTTAAAGGAAAAAATCATGCCATCAAACACAAAAGCCATTGGCGTCGCGTATTTAGATCCCGAATTCAGTACGATGTACGCAACTGAGGAGATCGGTTACGCCGCGTCTGCTCAAGGTACAGTGACCCAAGCGACAAGCAAATCAACAGCGGTAACGCTAGACAAAAGCATGGGCCGCATCACAATGAATAATGCGTCTTTGGCAACAGCCACTAACGCAACATTCACGTTAAACAACAGCAGTATCAGTGCAAATGACACCGTAATTTTAACTATTTCTGGTGGTCAAGCTACAGCGGGCTCATACAACGCATTTGCCAACTCCCTTGCTACTGGTTCTGTCAGCATCACGTTACGTAACATTTCAGGCGGCACATTGTCTGAAGCTGTTGTCATCAACTTCTGCGTTATCCACGGCGCAAGCTAACCAACTAGGGGGCTAATCACCCCCTTCTGAAATTATGGCTGTTATTTACATGTCTCATGAAGTTCACGGTGCCAAGGTTGCCACTATGGAGCTTGAAGCCGTAGAAGATGAGAAAAATGGCTGGGTGCGATATACTTTAGACACGCCTGTTGAGGCGGCTCCACTGGAAGTCAAACGTCGTCGTAGCCGACCACCAGAGGTGGTCGAACAAGGAGCTTAAACATGGCCACATACACTGC